TCAACTTCAATCAGTCTATCGTCACAGATAGCGGGTCGGTTGTCCCCACTTGGGCCGATGTATTAAACCGTGCTAACCTTGGTATGGAAGTAATGCATGAAAGAAACGCACACAATTTTCCACTTGACTTGGCAGCTGTAGAGGCTACGCCAGTCGCATAAACAACGTCCGTTCACCTCTTTAAATCAGAGGCGCATGACACCCAAGCATGGAACGGGGCTTGGTATATGGATTTTACACATGACAGTAACTTACGTATATCGTGGCGTTGAGTACACCAAAACAACAAAGTAAATTGATGGCTCATCAAACATCAGGGATGAACGCTTATGTCACATCCCTATCACCAGAACCTGAATCTCATCACAACAAATCTGATGAGCATGAGGAAAAGAAAGAGAAATTCGATGAAGATATTTCTTTAGAAGAAGCTCTGTCTACCTTGTGAAAAGGTTCAATGAATTATGGCTAGTAGTCTTTATGGCTCTAGCCTTTTTTATTATGGTAGAGTCAATGCATTTAAACTACCATAGGAATGAGACACCTCAGTGTCGGACCTCATTCTAATTGGCTCTTGGCCCTGTACGCAGGATACCCTTTAGCCGTCTAGACGGTGGGATAGACCACAACAATGATCAAAAAATTTGCATGCAAGAAAGTCAATATAAACTTATTCCATAACAATGGCACAACAAAATAGTACGCTACTCACCTCGCTAACCGCGCCAGGTGCAGATAATGCTACAAGGTCAGGTTCTACCTTTACAACAACAGAACGCAGAGCACTCTTCCTTAAGCTATTTAGTGGAGAGATGTTCAAAGGATTCCAACGCAATACAATTGCAAGGGATTTAGTTACAAAGAGAACTCTTAAAAACGGTAAGAGTCTCCAGTTTATCTACACTGGACGTACCACAAGTGAGTATCATACTCCAGGCCAGTCCATATTAGGTAACTCTGACAATGCACCTCCAGTAGCTGAGAAGACCATCACAGTTGATGACCTACTTATCAGTTCAGCCTTTGTATACGAGCTTGACGAGACGTTGGCTCACTACGATTTGAGGGGAGAGATATCCAAGAAAATTGGTTATGCTCTAGCAGAAAATTATGATAGAAGAATCTTCCGTGCAATAACAAAAGCTGCACGTAAAGCTTCACCTGTATCAAAGACAAACTATGTCGAGCCAGGTGGGACTCAGATTCAAGTTGGTTCCTCAACCTCCAGTGGTGCTGAAGCTTATGATCCTGACAAGTTAGTTACTGCATTCTATGATGCTGCAGCTGCACTAGATGAGAAAGGAGTTTCAACTGAGGGTCGGGTAGCCGTACTAAACCCACGTCAATATTATGCACTGATCAAAGGATTAGATGGTGCAGGTATTGGTGCATATCTTGTGAACCGTGACGAGCAAGGAGATGCCCTACAATCAGGTAAGGGTGTATTCGAGATCGCTGGTATTAAGATCTACAAGTCAATGAACATTCCGTTCTTTGGTAAGTTTGGTACTAAGTATGGTACTGCATCTGCTACAGCTCCTGGCACAACTGATCCTGGTAACACAGGTTCATTCGTTGGTAATGCTATGGGTGACGAGCACAACCAAACTGTAAACGACTACGGACAGGAAGCTAAGTTCAACAATACTTGTGGACTTATATTCCAGAAAGAAGCCGCTGGTGTAGTTGAAGCTATCGGACCTCAAGTTCAAGTAACAAGTGGGGACGTTAGTGTGATTTACCAGGGTGACGTGATTCTCGGGCGTCTCGCTATGGGAGCAGACTATCTAAACCCAGCCGCTGCTGTTGAGTTGTTCTGTGGAACAGCTACAAAGCCTGCTGCATTCGGTTAATATATACACATGGGGAGTCTTCGGACTCCTCTTTTTTTTTTATTCAAATAACTTATGGCTTCCACAACAATTGATACCGAGACCGAACTCTCCGCTGTAAATGCAATCTTGGGAGCTATCGGTCAAGCACCAGTAACAAATATAGATACTAGTAATAATCCTGAAATAGGTTTTCTATATAATATATTAAGGGATTGTAATGTAGATGTACAGAATGAAGGCTGGCATTTTAATACAGAAAGACATGTTAAATATACCCCAGACTCTACTAATAATAAGATAGCTATTGGTAGTGACATACTAAAGATGGATGTTACCGATGGCTGGACTAAGCGTAATTACGATGTAGTTAGAAGAGGAGGATATTTATATGATAAACTAGATCATACAGATGATTGGTCTGAGTTGTCAGATGGTATAGATTTAGATATAGTAAGACTACTAACCTTTGAAGATCTACCATCTCCATTTAAAAGATATATAATAGCTAAAGCTTCAGTTAGAGCAGCTACACAACTTGTAGGTAATCCACAACTAGTACAAATACTACAGTCACAAGAAGCTTTATCTAGAGCTACTATAATGGAGTATGAATGCAATCAAGGTAATCATACTATGTTTGGTTTACCTGATGATAGTACATATAATTCATATCAACCTTGGAGGTCACTAGGAAGATAATGGCATCAGTTTCTCAAACAATAGATAACTATAATTTAGGTATATCTAAACAACCAGATCATAGATTACTTCCTGGTCAGTTAAGAGATATACAAAATTGTACTCCTGATTTAGTAGAAGGTTTACCTAAGAGAAGTGGCAGTAAAAGAATAGGTAGAGATCCATTACCTAATGTACAGACTAATGGTACATTCTTTAATTATTATAGAGATGAAAGCGAAGGGTCTTATATAGGACAAATAGCTTCTGATGGTAAGATTAGAATGTGGAGTTGTAATGATGGATCTGAAAAAAATGTATGGTATGATACAGATAATACTGCATACTCTTCAAGCAATGTATTGCATACAAATATTACATCTTATTTAACTCCTAGTAGTGCAACAGCTGTAGAAGATTTACAGCCTTTAACTATTAATGATACTACATTTATAAATAATAGAACTAAAGTTGTAAGCACTGGCTCTACAGGTAACGGTAGTTATACTAGAAATAAATCTCATACTATACCTACTAGTGCAATCAATAGTTCTTGGAATGGAGTTATAACAATTAATGGACATGGTTTTAATACTGGAGATAAGGTATACTATATTGAAAGTGGTAGTGGATTAGCTACTCCATTGACAAATGGAACAGCATACTATGTAATTAGAATTGACGCTAATTGGTTTAGACTTGCTACTACTTTAGCTAATGCTAACGCTAATACTTGGATAAATATTACTGCTGTTGGTAATAATGCTCAATACTTAGAATACGACTTTGGTAAAATTACAGTAATAAAAACTAACCACGGTTTAACTGCTACTGAAGCTGTAGATATAACTTTTACAGCTGACAATGCTGGAGCTAAACCTGCAGATGGTTCTTATAATATAACAAGTATTGTAGATGCTAATACATTTACATTGACAGATACTACTATAACTGGTATAGGTCTTATTGATGATCCTACTGATCCAGCTTGTAGTTACAGTGCAGTCACTAGACTTTCTCCTCATAAATATTATGCTTTTATTGATTTACTAAGAACAGAAAATGGTAGACAATATAGTTTAAATATTAATAATGATGATACATCAACAGCTGATGTTACCGTAAAGGTAGCTACTAGAGTAAAGATTGAATCTACTACTCAAAGTACTGCTGGTGGTACAGGTCACTGTCCTGGTATAGGTACACAAGTATTTGCAGTAACAGCTGCAGGTAGTTATTCAGGTACTAGTATAGTTTCTGTAAAGAATGCTAGTGGTACAGATATAACTACTGGTAGAGAGAATTTAATATTCCGTATTACAGCTTTAGGTCAGCAAGGGAGTAACCCTAGTGGTAACTTTGATGATGCTAACATTAGTGCAAACGAATATATTTGTGCTTATAATAATAATGTAGATTTATTACATGGAGGTGAAGGTTGGGAAGAAGGAGATAAAGTAGTTGTTACTTTAGATCAAGCTGTTACTAATTATAACTTAGAAATAAAAATTGAAAAAATTGAAACCGCTGTAGTCAAAGCTAATATTAAAGCAGTTAGACCAGAACCAACTCCATTTGACGCAGAAACAGCTGTTACTGTAGACGCTGTGTTAGGTAGTATAACTGCGGAATTAGATACTGTAAATAGCAGTCATGATTTAAATTATGATATCATTGGTAATGGTATATATTTATTTTCATCTAATCCTTTCAATATTCAAGTACCTGATAAAGATTTAATCCGAGTAATGCAGTCGGATGTAAATAATGTAGCCGAATTACCTAATCAATGTTTACATGATTATATAGTTAAAGTAACAAATTCTAGAGATGCTGATGAAGATGATTACTACTTAAAATTTGTAGGAGAAAATAATAAGAATGGTCCTGGATCTTGGCAAGAATGCCCGAAACCAGGAATAATTAATTCTTTAAATCCTGATACTATGCCTCATGTATTACAGAGGCAAGCTGATGGAGACTTTCTTCTTAAAGCTTATGACTGGGGTAAGAGAGATGTAGGAGATGATCTTACAAATCCTATGCCTACATTTGCTGATGGATCTTCTAAAATAAATAAAGTATTATTCTTTCGTAATAGATTAGCTTTTTTATCTGGAGAGAATGTTATACTAAGTAGACCTGGAGATTTAGTAACTCCAAGTTTCTTTGCTAAAACAGCTCTAGCAGTCAGTGCTATTGATCCTATAGATATATCTAGTAGTTCTACTTATCCTTCTGATTTATTTGATGGGATAGAAATACCAGCTGGATTAGTTGTATTTAGTACTAATCAACAGTTTCTGTTATCAGCTGATGCTGAAATATTAAATCCAGATACAGCTAAATTTAGAAGCATTTCTCACTATAGTTATGATAAAAATATATCTCCTATATCATTAGGTACTACAATAGGGTATGTAGATAATACTGGTGGGTCTTGTAGATTCATGGAAATGCAACAGGTACAGAGAGAACAAGAACCTGTAGTCGTTGAAACTAGTAAGGTAGTACAGAACATGATGCCTAATAGTATTAATCATCTTATTAATTCTCCTGAAAATGGGTTAGTATTTCTTCATGCTCAAGGTAGTACTGGTTATAGTCGTAACATTTTTTATGGATTTAAATATCAAGATTACGGTGAAAGAAAACAAGCTGCATGGTTT